TTCAAAAGCAAATGTAAATGGAGTTCCAACAAATCTCATAGTAAATAAAGATGTGTCAGACCAAACATAAATTGCATTTCTACCAAGTTTAGCTCCAATAATCCGTGATCCGTCGGCCAGTCTTTGTGTACCAGCACTATTTTCAGCTGTAGGTGTGTAGTCATTTATATTTTCTTGAGATGAAAATCTTATAAACATATCATCTTGTGTAGTCTTATCACCTATAGTTGTTTCTGTTCCAAAAAATACTAAGTGACGATCGGGAGTAGAGACTAACATATCTCTAGACGCGGTTGGTGCACCAGATATAATTGTAGCTCTTGTTGATGTTGCAACTGCTGCATCACCATTCCATTCAAAACATTCTCCGTTGTGTATTAATGCAATAAGGGTTGATCCTAAATTGTCTAATGACCATAAACCTGGATCTGTTACTTGGTCGGTGTTGGCTGCTGGTGAACCCCAACCTGTAAATGATGAAGTGTTAGTTACTGTTGCACCATTAGAGTGAGTAGTAGCTGTTGATCCTCTAGCCGCTCTTCCTATACCTGTTAATTTATTTCCAGAAATTCCTGTATAGGATATTTCTTCTGTTCCTATAGTAACATGGTTTGTACCTGTAGATGGAAAACCAGTAGTGCTTGTTAATGTAATTTCTGTAGCAGAACCATTATTTCCTCCTGAAGTAGCACTAATTGCTCCATTCAATGTAGTTGTTCTTGCACCTAAAATATTACCACCCCATAATGATATACCCCAACCAAACGCTCCTATTTGTTCTGCTGGTCCTACGTGATAGTATTGAAAAAATTTTATACCACCTGATGTAGTTGCACCACTTCCTGTTTCATTACTAGGCATTGTAATTGTTATAGTGGTTGCTGTTGGAACACTTGTTACCATAAATTTTTTATCAGCAAAATCTGTTGCACCAAAATTAGAATTTGTAATAGCGCTAAAGGTAGTTGTATCGCCAAATAAAATTATATCTCCTGCTTGAAAACTATGTGCGCTACCAAATGTAAGTGTAACTTCTGGTGATCCATTAGTCGTGCTAAATGCGTTTGTAATAGCTGTTCCTGACGGATTAACTAAAGGATGTATATCGTAAAAAACACCACCAGAATATACATATAAAATTCTATTAGTTCCTATTGCTGCAAATTTTGTTGAAGATTTATTTACAAAATGATGCAAACCTCTAGCTACACCTGTTAATTTAGCTTCACCTAATTGATTCCAGCCACCTATTTTTTCAGGAGTACCATACCTAAAACGTACGTTCTCTCCGTCTATCCATTGTGACTCTGCACCTGTTGATGTAACTTGTTTATTAAAACCTGGTAAAAACCCTAATTTTTGTAACATGTAATATAATCCTTATAAAGGAGACAGTAGGTATGGTGGATTACTGTCTCCATCATAGGGATATATCATCGTTTAAACCAAGATGGAAGACCTAAATGTAAGCGTTTGTCAAACATATTATCTTTAGACCCTGGAGTTTTACGATTGTTATAATGAAGAAATACTTGAACACAGTCTTTACCTTTAAATTTTTCTCGCCAATGTTCTAATTCACAACCGGAATATACTAACATATCTCCTGGTTTTAAATTTATTTTAATACCTTTCATATCTTCTTTTCCTGATGGTTCTAAATAAATTGGCCAATCATCACCACCAAGATTCATTGTAGTAGATATCTCACAACTAAATCTATCTTTATGTCTTTTAAGTTCATCACCTTTTTTATAAATTCTTGCATAGGTATAAGCTGGGTATAATTTTAATCTTGTTGATTTTTCCATATCGGGTTGACATTTTAACATTAAAGTTTCAATCGCTATATCAGAATAGCTTGAATAAGTATTTGGAACCTGAGCATCTGCTTTTTCATACTCACCTAATAATGTTTCAAAAGGTGAAATGTATCTTTGATTGAGGCATGTATCTAACACTTTTTTTTTCATATGAAAATAGTTGTATAAGAATAAAGCTAAATCTTTATCTATTGCCTGTTTTATAACTATGTATTTATTTTTTTTAAACGACATCTTTAGCCATTTGTTTTGGTATTGCTTGAATATTCCAATGAATAAATCTAAAAGGCTCAATACCATGATCTACTGAAAACTCGTGTTCTAAATATCCTGGAAATATAATTAACGTTCCAGGTTGAGGTTTAAAATGAATTAGTTCATTACCGTTAAGAATTTCTTTTGTATTAATTTTCATTTTTAATTTAGTTGATCTTGCTCCTGTCCTTGGTTCATGAAATACAGGCATTGATGTTTTTTCACTTGCTTTTAAAAAATAAAATCCTGAAACATGTTGGTTCCAATGAATGTGCGCAGAATGATGCCCACCTCCTTTTTTAGCAAACTCTTGCACCCATAACTCACTAAACATAGTCACATATTCTGCCATATCATAACCTTGATGATCTAAATATTCCCAAGATTTTTGACCAACGTAGTCTTTAAAATCTCTAAAATTATTATCAACTGTTAAAGGTGTTGAGTGATAGGATCTTCCAAAATCACCGTATTTTTTTATATATTTTTTTTCTCTTGTTTTTGCATCTTTAATATATTTGTTGGTAGCTTTAGTTAAAGATTTTAAAAACTCTGGTTTTTGTTCAAACCAAATAGGTGTTTTAAAATATTCGTCTATATTCATATTATTTAAATGGATATCCTAGGTTCCACATCACCAATGAATATCTTGTTCCTTTCGTTACAGGTTTAACTCTATGCCATACAAATGATGGAAACACAATAACAGATCCTTTAGGTAAAATTTCTGTTGCTTGTTTTAAATGTTTGGCTTCTTCTCTCATGTGTGGAGAGTAGTTTCTAAAATCAAATTCTAGTTCTCCACCTTCATACTCAGACCCATCGGTTAATTGACAAGTCATAGATAGTTTTCGAATCTTACCATTGTCGGGTCCTTCTTTTTTATAAGGTTTATCCCAAGAATCACAATGCCAATCATAATATTGATTAAGTTTATATTTTGTAAACTGACAAGATTCAGATCTATCCCATTCATAATTCCAACCGGCAGCTTTATTAGCTTCGTGAATATAAGGATGTACTTCTTTATAAATCCAAGTATCATCTAACCAAACTAAATCAGAGTTTCTTTTTCTTTTCATATCTTTAATTTCTTCCTTACTTAAAGGTTTACCACCTTTTGATCTTTCGTATCCGCCAGTAATAGCCATTTGTTCTTTTTGTTGATTAGCATAAGCTATAACTTCATCACAAAATTTAGGTGTCAACGCACCACTAAAATACCAGTAATAATTAGATATATTCATAAGTTATTGTTTGTACAAAATTTAAATTATTTTTTTGAGTATTGGTTAAGTAATACATATTAGTTGATGGAAACATCATAAACATATTATTTTTAAGTTCTATGTCCCAACTTTTACCTTTACGTCTATTGTCATCAAAATGTATTCTAACATTACAGTCTTTGACTTTAACACCGTAAAGCATAGTAAAGTCTGGAGAGTTTCGTAAATCTACTGGATCAATATTTAATAATGGAATTGTAGTCTCACTAGGTTTATAAATATTTCCCCACGTTTCTCTGTTAACTAAATTGATACGATGTTCAAGACGAATAAAATCTATTATATAGGTATTTAATTTATCCCAAGTTCTTGAAAACTGTATTTTTTCATTAGTTAAATCGGAATGTAAAATGTGATGAGCTAAATCATTTCGATCAATATCCCAATGTATTGGCATATCAATATTACCATAAAATAAACTTTGTTCTGTTAATACTTTCTTTTGCATACCACTTTTTAAAATAGTTTATAATTTATATTTTGTCAAATTTAAAGTTATAGGCTAAAGAAATTCTATAACTTTTTGAATTATTTTGAGTAACTAAATGTTTCATATCACCTTTAAACATTATTAATTTACCAGGTTCAGTATTAATTATATAACTTCCCCAAGTAAATATATTATCTTGCGCAGGGATGGGTGAATATAGTGAGTTTGTAACTTTAGGTTTTAAAATTAAATCTCCTGAATCTTGCGACCCTGTAAGAAAATAAACTGCAATAAGATCATCTCTTTGTTCGACGTGATCATGTTCTTCTTGATGATCGTGTTTTTTATAAAAATTAAACCAACTATTTGTACAATTTATTTTGTTATTTTTAAAACCAATTTTATTAGCAAAATTTGTTATTTCTTTATAAATCCATTTTGTAATAGGATCAAAAGATTTATTTTTATGAATATCAAAAGTAGAACAAGTATTATAAGGAGCTGAAGACCAGTTACTTCCTCCTGTTTTTATTTTATTTTTTAATTTATTACATGTTACAACTATATTTTTTTCAATTAATGAATGATTTTTATTAGTGATAATAGCTAAAGGTTGGGCAAATAAAGGTATAATATTCATAGTATTTCAAAATCTAAATTTAATGTTTGTCTTAAACCTTTACCTTGAGGATAAGTTCCGTGAATCATATCAATTGGAAAAACAAAAATATCTCCTTCTTTAGGAGTGATAAAATCATAACTTTCATTTAAAATATATGTAAAATCTCCAGCTTGTTTTTTTGGAACTTTTAAATAAATAACTG